GTTCGCTAGTTCCTTTCAATTTAGGTCACACAGTTAGTGCTTTTCACAGTCCTTTGTTGTTAGGATCAGAAGTCTCTAATAATAGCAAAAGTACAGTATCTGTCAATCAGTGTTCTACTGCAGTTTCGGTACTCTTAGCTTCGAAATTTGTACAACCAATTAATGTTATTGATAGCACCTCAACCACTAGCTTTGGTTCACTAATGTTGGATTTTAAGAGAATAGGAACAAGTGTTGCTACTATGATAGATATCTTTAAGATAAAATCAAGACAGAGTTTCTTAGAATGGTGGCCCGGTATGAGTGGAAGTTTGGTTCGCGCTTATGTTGAGACAAGTGATAAATTTATGGATTTGGTAGAACATGTAGTCAATTCATTCTCATTGTGTAACATGACAATAAACAGATCATTGGTTAAAGAATTAAGCGTAGATATAATAAGATCTTCACAATGGAGTAGTGGTTCATGGAAAAGTATTGGGAGTGATCTATTACCTAATCAGTTTTATGATTTGAAGTATAATGATAAGAAATTAGATTGGATGTATGTGGAACCGTTACGAAAGAAAGCTTTAACCACGATAGAAACATCAAGTAGTACAGTGTATCTATTCTCTGATATTAACAATCTCGATAAAGATGGTAGAAACAGTTTAATGGATTGGTGGTTGGATAGATGGAGATTTTGTTATCAATTGGATTCTGGAGGTGGTGGTTGTATGCCAATATATTCTGATACCAGATATGGTACACTGTTGTTAGCTCAACGTATCTCTGTTAAAATGTTGAGTATGTTTAGTGATCTAGATGTATTTTGTAGTAAAACACAATTCAATTCTAGCTTGATAGTGAGTGGGTTAGTGAATCAATCTTGGAGAGTAGTAATGAATAGTATACCTTATTACATTTACACTGACGAGACAAGTGGTTTTCTACCTAGATCAAATTATAGAATTATGTTTGCGTATAATAATGAAAGTAAATTTTTACAAGATGATAAATTACAAATGACCTATGAATTATCTGTTAACGGTAATCCATTGTATAGAGTAATACCATTAGGTAAAAGAGATGATATGAATAATGCAAGAGATGCCTTGTTGTCTTCTAGTGATAAAACGAAATCACTAGAAGAAAGAATTGAAATCTAATTATTTTAACGTTGATATCGATAAAGTGAAAGAAAAGGCTAAGTATTTTACTATTACACAAAATCCTAGATTATGGGCATCTCTGAATTTATCTAGATATCAACGTGTTCAAAAAATGTTAAATAGCTTAGATTGTGTATTAGTTAGCAGGCACTTATCGTGGTTAGCTGAAGACACAAGTCATATCTTGGGTTTTGATGTAACTATTGATGAGAATATTATTTATTTAGTTTTGAGTTTAAAATATTGTGATAATCAGGAATTATCTGATTTATCAACTAGTTTTGGAAAATTTAAATTGAAAGAAGAATTTAAAGAGAAGTATAAGATGGACAGATTAAATAGGTGGTTATACGAGAAAAGAGAACACACTATTAACGGAAGTGAAGAGGATTTTTTAAGTAGATTAAGATCAAAAGTCGATGACATGTTGAATTTGGCTTCGGGAGATGAAAAGCCTTTTTTATCTCTAAAAGAATTTGTTTTAGAATTTGGTTTATGGGGAACGAGCGGTTCTTTGTATGGCATAGAAATTCCTAAAGAGCTTAAAAAATATATTGTGAAAAACAAGTGGTCAATCGCTGGTAGTTATGATTTAGAATATGTTTATAATGAGGTTCTTTCACGAATAGAATCGATGTCAAGTGTTGAATACAAAACTATGGAAAAAGAGGAAGCAACAAATGTACGTTATGTGGTTGTAGCTGACATATATACGTATATTGCAGAATCTTATCTAAGTTATTTCTTTGAACACAAACTGTCGAGTATACCGCAATTGTTTAACTATCATAGTAACGCTCAGAGAGTAAAGTTTTGGGAAGATAGGAGATTAAAGATGATAATAGAGAAATTAATAGCACATGATATCGATTATTCTGGATGGGACGAGAACGTAAATTTGAAAATGATTGAAACTGTTATTTACTCATTAAGACTGTTAGTGCCTGACACTCCAGATACGAATAAAGTGTACAGATGGTTAAAATATATTATATTTAATACAACAATTGATGGAAGATTACAAATCAATGGACTAGCTAGTGGCAGAAGATGGAC